GAAAGTATTTTGGTGTTTCCTAACACGCTGAGCCACAGCACTCTCTTGAAAACAACAAATTCAAAACGGTACAAATTTTGAACAGGCGAAAATCTATAGTTCAAGGCTCTCGGCAAAGAGAAAAAACTATGACAGGGGCAAAAAGCGGTTTTAAGATTATTTATGAAAATATTTTGGGCGATTTTGGCTGATTGCTACCCAAAGAGCGCATTTTCGATGAAAAGTTCCTCTTCCATCAGCCATAAAGATTGAGACAATCGAAAAAGAAAAAGTGGGGTGAGAGAGCCTTGTTAGAGGCTTCAACATAGGGCGAAAATGGATGTCTTGTACCTCGGTTGTGTCTCTGTTGGCATATATTGCTGATATACAACAGAGGTTAATAATTCGGCGGCAATAGAATAGCGTTTGAAAGACGTATTCATTGTTTAGTAGTTTTCCTGATAAAATGTTAAATTTAGGGTAGTTAGATTAGTTTTTCTTCCAATTGTTTGGTTTTTTGGAATTGAATGCCTACCTTTGCATTGACAAATCCCGCTCGCTTCCCATAAGAACAGCGTACCCAGCGGGACATTTTTTAAATTGTAGGTATATGAAAGTTATAAAGAACAAGACAATAGATTTTGCAACCGCAGTTCAGGCTCCCGTCATTAACGGAAATAGAGCTGCACGGACAGGTTATGTCCGTTTGGTTCGCCTTATCACTGACGAGCCTGTTCCTCAACAAACTTCATATACGGGAAAAATTGAGTTGAGGTAGGAATGGCTGTATATACAAAAGAATACGAATCCCAGCCAGAGGCTATTCTTACAAACGTCATTATCTGTCCAGCCGTAGATTTGTCGGCAAACGTGGCTGTTCCTGTTCATTGCCAAGTTGAAAATGTATTGTGGGACACAGGAGCGACCAATACATTGATTTCACAGGAAGTTGTAAATGCTTTAGGGTTACAACCGAAGAACAAGGCTCTTATTTCGAGTGCAGGAGGTGATGTCGAATCCTGGACTTACCTTGTTCATGTTATCCTTCCAACAGGAACAGCAGAGTTGAATGTTCAGGCTCTGCTTAACGACAATTCAGACTATGATGTGGTGATTGGCATGGATATTATAAATTCATGCGACTTCTGCTATACAAACAAAGACGGCAAAAGTACATTCTCCTTATGTCATCCAGCAAAGGAGAAAATCATTCTGAAATAAACCAGCCATAGGCTTTCTTTCAAGAAAGACATGTGCGACAACAATAATGACAGATGTGACATTCGCATCTGTCTTTTGCTTTTTACGCCAATAAGAGGCCATTTCCTTACACAAAATATACGAGATTTGAGCAAGACTTAGTTAATTATGGTTAAATTTAAGGTTTATACATACTTTTCCATAACAAAATGAGGTTGTATTGAGATTTTCTTTGTACTTTTGCAGCGGACTATTATCGCCATGTTTATAGCCATTGAGGTTAGACGTGTTCTTTCGTGATGGCATACAAGGCAGCCTACGCCGTGCTGAGTATGGCGGAGTCATAATGACAAAGCGGTACAAAGCGGGCATTGGGTGGGAAAGATAGTCCAGACATAATGAAGGCGTTTACTAACGCTCTGTTTAAGACAGTCTGTAATCTAGCAAATTAACAGTTATCATAGTCTTGAGCAAAGCCAACGGTAGATGTCCCGGGTGTGATAATATCGCTCCTGCGGAGACCTGTAAGCACGGATTGTACCTTTTCGGGCACAACAATTGTTTATTATGGTCTCCTAATGGAAATGATTATTCATATCGGCGTGGGCTCTGACGTTGTCTGTTCAACTATGATAGGCAATTGCTAGAGCCTCAGACTGTGGAATAGACAACAGACGTTTCCACGCTCTTTTTATGTCTATATTGCTATTAACGAGCAACGACATATAAGCCGATATGAACGCATTGCTTAATGCGCATACCAAACGAGGTTGCGATTCACCTCCTCACATTGGATTTGCCTCCAATGTCTCCCCCGAAGCCCAAAGCTCACAAACAGGGGTGTCCTCGGAATATGTCCAGCAGGAAGGTTACAACTGGTTTGTTCTTCGTGCTACTTATAACAGGGTAAATGCAGCCGTAGAGAAAGCAAAGAAGAATGATATTAAGACATACGTGCCGATGCACTATGTACTAAAAGTGATTGCTGGGAAGAAGAAGCGAATACAACAGCCTCTTCTTCCCAACTTTCTTTTTATATACGCCACAAGGGAACAATCAGACAGTTTTGTGAAAAAGACAGTTGATGCCCCAATCTCTTTTATAAAATATTATTTGGATAAGACGCTTCCTCCAGAGGCAAACGGTAAAAATCCTCCGCTTATTATACCATACAATGCAATGATAAATTTTATCAAAGCAACAAGTACTGATAGTGAGCATGTACGCATTGTTACAGCGGAACAGTGTCACTATAAAAGTGGAGATAAAGTACGAGTAATAGCTGGTGACTTCAAGGGAGTGGTTGGAAAAGTTGCCAGAATAGCAGGACAACAAAGAATTGTTGTTGAGATCTCGGGATTGTGCCTTGTCGCTACTGCGTATATTCCTACTGATTTTATTGAGATTGTCAAATAATGCCGAAAGGCATATTGTTTAATTTAAATTTTTTATTTTATGAAGAAAAATGGTAAGAATGAAGAACTTCAGTCTCGTCGTGAGTTCTTTAAGAGAGCCGCTAAAGGTGCTCTGCCTATTTTGGCTGGTGCAGCTCTCCTGTCAAGTCCTATCTTGTCAGAAACTGCAAATGCAATGTCATGCGCAGGATGTAACAACCGTTGTATGAACAGTTGCTTCAACACATGTCATGGTACTTGTAGCAGAACTTGCTCCGGTACAAACAACAGAAACTAATCCTTCCCTCCACGGAGGTTATAGAATTCGACAATCTCTTTCTCGGAAGACTCGTAGTCATTTGTAAGGATGCAGCGGTAGGTGTATTCTCCTTCCCACAGGTCGAGTTCGCCGTCTATCCGCTTCTGTCTTTGAATCACAAGACGGTATGCCTTCCCTTTCCATTTCTCGATGAGAATGGAGGCCAGCTCAAACTCAATACCGCCCAATTTCACTTTCTTCCAACCTCTGAGGGCAAAGATGTCATTGTAGAGCGAACTGCATCGGTTGGCACGGATATAGAAGGTCTTGCAGTGTTTAGCAATCTCTTCCACTATCTCTTCAGAACACGAGCCGCAATCAGCTCTGAAACGGTTGATAATAAGCTTGTTCTGTTCAAACCTTTCAAAGAACCTCTTCAGCGTGTCCTTCTGGTGGAAACGGACATTTGTGTTGCCGTCGCTGTTCTCAATGCCGACAATCAAGTCGCCAATAACTGCCACGCCAGGGCGATAACCAAGGAACTTCTTGTATGTAGGCTTCGCATCATACTTCTCAGCCTCTATGAACTGGTGGTCGAAGTCAACGTCATACCCCTCGCCCTCTTTCAGCTGCCCTGTGGACAATAGGCAATTGAGGAGCAGTGTATTCAGCTTGTCTGCCGTGTTGAAGTCGTAGGTCTTGCCAGTGTCGGATGTGTAGGAAATGTTATCCTGGGTCAGTTCCTTTATGGCTCTGAGAATCGTGTCGGCACTGCATGTGCGAAGTGTCGGATGAAGCGAGAGGTGATACATCAGATGAGTGGTGACATCCTCGATGCATGAGCCGCCACAGAAATAAACGCTCATAAGCGAACGGATGATTTCGCTGTATTGATAACCATACAGCCTGCATCTCATACCGAGGGTTGAGTCGATTACAGATGAGAGCTTGGAATCAAATTGCTCCATTATTGGAAAAATACCTCCAAAAGGAGAGAGTTTCTCAGATTTTATTGCTGCCTTTGCCATGTCTGTCGGGTTTGATACATATTTTGATTTGCAACACTAAGATAGGTGAAAAATCTGACATGGCAAAATCCTGAGCAACTTTTTGTTGCTCAGGTACTTATAAATAAAGTTAAATCAAAGTGTTGCGGAATTAAGGTAATGACAAAAAAGAAATTGCCCGTTCGTTTTACGGGTCAGCACTTTACTATTGATAAAGTGCTAATAAAAGATGCAATAAGACAAGCAAATATAAGTAATCAGGATACGGTTTTAGATATTGGGGCAGGCAAGGGGTTTCTTACTGTTCATTTATTAAAAATCGCCAACAATGTTGTTGCTATTGAAAACGACACAGCTTTGGTTGAACATTTACGAAAATTATTTTCTGATGCCCGAAATGTTCAAGTTGTCGGTTGTGATTTTAGGAATTTTGCAGTTCCGAAATTTCCTTTCAAAGTGGTGTCAAATATTCCTTATGGCATTACTTCCGATATTTTCAAAATCCTGATGTTTGAGAGTCTTGGAAATTTTCTGGGAGGTTCCATTGTCCTTCAATTAGAACCTACACAAAAGTTATTTTCGAGGAAGCTTTACAATCCATATACCGTTTTCTATCATACTTTTTTTGATTTGAAACTTGTCTATGAGGTAGGTCCTGAAAGTTTCTTGCCACCGCCAACTGTCAAATCAGCCCTGTTAAACATTAAAAGAAAACACTTATTTTTTGATTTTAAGTTTAAAGCCAAATACTTAGCATTTATTTCCTGTCTGTTAGAGAAACCTGATTTATCTGTAAAAACAGCTTTAAAGTCGATTTTCAGGAAAAGTCAGGTCAGGTCAATTTCGGAAAAATTCGGTTTAAACCTTAATGCTCAAATTGTTTGTTTGTCTCCAAGTCAATGGTTAAACTGTTTTTTGGAAATGCTGGAAGTTGTCCCTGAAAAATTTCATCCTTCGTAGTTCAAAGTCGGGTGGTTGTCAAGATGATTTTTTTGGTTTGGTGTCGTCTTTTTTTAAGCTGCCGCATAACGTTATACTATCAGCCGATTTGGCTGTTATTTTCTTTAAGTATCAGACCTCGTCTTCCTCCATCAACAGATCGTCCAACGGGCTTTTGATATTGCTTTTGAAAGTGTCGGCTATGTGGACATACCTTTCCGTTGTCTTGATGTTGTTATGTCCCATAAGCTCTTTCACAATCTTGATGTCGGTTCCTTGCTCCAGCAAGTGGGTGGCGAACGAATGGCGCAGCAGGTGCGGATAAATCCGTTTCGTGATTCCCGCTTCCCGGGCCGCTGCCTTCAGCCGTTTCGACACGATACTCTCGGTGAAAGGTTCGCCCGGTCTGTGTTCAAAAAGCCACACTTTCGGTTTGTATAGTCTGTTATATTCCGTCAGCTTTTTCATCAACGGTTTTGATAGCAGGGTGTAGCGGTCTTTTTTTCCTTTACCCTGCCGCACCCGTATCAGGGAGCGGGATTCGTTGATGTCGCCGGGTTTCAGTTCCAGCAGTTCGCTGATGCGCAATCCTGCGGAATAGAGTATGGAGAACATGCAGAAGAAGCGCAGGTCTGTCACCGTCGCGTCGAGTATCTTCTTTATTTCCTCCTTGCTCAACACGTCGGGCAGCGTCTTCTCCCGTTTGGCACGGTTCACCTTGTAACACCGCCGTTCCTGACCGAGAACTTTCTCGTAATAGAACTTGATGGCGTTGATACGCTGGTTTTGCTGGCAGGAGGATATGTTTTTCTCGTGGATGAGATACAGCAGGTAGTCGTTTATCTCGCCGGGGGTAACCGTTTCAATCTTACGCCCCTCAAAATGCTGTTGGAAATCGCGGAAATAGGAGGTATATACCCTTACGGTATGGTCACTGTAACGCACTTGCTGAAGTTTTTCCAGATAGCCTTCCGGCAGTGGCGGCCGTTTGTCTTCCTCTTTACGGGGGGCGGTTTCCTTGATGGCAGAATAGTCTATAAACGCCATTTTCACATAGCGGTCGAAGAACTCGGCAAGCACGAAATCTTCTGCCGGCAGATAAGCCCTGCCGCCGACAAGCAGTACGTTTTCTTCCTTCGACAGCGACAAGCGGATGTCATTGTCATTACCGAAAGTCACTTCGACAAATTCTCTCCCGTTTCTTATCACCGGAGAAAGTTTGATCTTGTTTTTTGGGGTATATATTTCCATGCCTCACGTTTTGTCGGATATTGAAACCCGTTTTCGCAAATTTATAAAAAAACACGGGTTATCCATGCGCTTTATTGACATTTAACAATAGATCCCGACTACCTGACAATAAGGTGAGGAGCCACGAAAATACCCTCTGCCAAATCCGTCCTTCCCGGCACTCCGTTTCTCCGATTTCCTCTGCCCTGCGCCACAAGCGGCCACTTCTGTGCCCGATGCTTCCATAGCCTTTCCAACTCTTTTACGTTCAGCCGGTTCCCCTTACTTTCGTTCCCGCATCGCTATTGGTGCTAACTAAAAACACTCGTAATTATGGACGAAAACGTAAAGAACGACGCTAAACAAGTCATGCTCGTTCAGAATGCCGACGACGGACGACTGCAAGCCGTTACCGGCGTGGATCGGGACGGCAATATCCAGACCGCCGACCCCACGGATCAGAATGTGGCGAGCCTGCTGAACGTGAACACGCAGGATTCAGCCCTCGAAGCCTTCTTCAAAAAGTTCATGGAACAGGCCCAGAACCCCGTCCACACGGGTATCTTCGTCATGACGGAGAATGCCCTGAACAAACTTATCCGCATCGACTTCGACCCGGAGATTCTGGAAAATTACCGTATCGACCCCTCCGAACGGCTTCAGACGCAGGAGCAGCGGCAGTTCGAGCCGCTGGACGTCACGAAGATAGACCTGGCGGATATGGAGAAGAAAGGTATCCGCATGGAGGACATCGAGCCGCACCTGAAAGCCATGTCTTACGGACATAAATCCAACGGGCTGGTGGAGATGAACCCCGAACTGGAGAACGGGATGCGTGTTTCCACCAAAGGGCGCGTGTCGCTCGAAGAGCAGGCGGACGGCTCGCTGCGCGTCGTGCCGCATTACTGGCAGGAACGGCCCGACCTCGACGCCCCCTTCCACGGGGTGCTGCTCGACGAGGAGGCGAAAACGAACCTGATGAACACCCGCCACGCCGGGAAAGTGATCGACCTGGAGCTGGAGCCGGGCAAGCTCACGCCCTGCTACGTGTCGATAGACAAATGGACGAACACGCTGGAACCCATGCCCGTTTCGTTACTCGAAAAACGTGCCCGCATCAAGGAGGCCGACCTCTCGGAAGGCAAGCAGATGGATTTCTACGGCGGCGGCAAGGTGTTGCTCGAAGGATATACCACCCGCGCGGGTTATAAGCGGGATGCCTATATCCAAATCGACGCGGCCGAACGTAACTATTCCTTTACCTACGACGGTTTGGATCGCAACCGCTACGCCCAGGAGAACAAGGAGATTTACCGTCAGAAGGCCGCCGAGAAAAACGGACGGCAGGAAACTACGGCCTCCGAACGACAGCCCACGCTCACGATTCACCGGACAATCCTCAAAGCCTCCGTGCCCAAAGAGGCTTATGACCAGTGGACGGAAGCGGTGAATGATCCCTCCAAGCGGGCGGATGTCAAGGCTTTCTACATCAAGGGCATGGTCAAGGACGGGCAGGGTGAGCCGTTCAACGCCTGGGTCAAGCCCAACTTCGAGCGTAACAAGATGGACTTCTTCCGCTGGAATCCCGACCGTGCGAAACGGCAGGGAGCGGAGGTCAAACCCGCCGTTGAAAGCCGTACCCAGGTCGCCGTCAATTCCGAGGGCAAGACCGTCGAAGCGGTCAAAGGTGTGAAAGAGCCGCTCAAGCAGGGACAGCAGGAAGCCACCCCGACGCAGAAGAAAAATTACCGCAGCAGCAAAAAGAGCAACTCCAAAGGTGTCAAGGTATAACGTATGAAATGGTTCTACATGCAGGCCGGATCCATGCCGCTCCTGATCGCGGCGCTGGCCGCCTTGTACCTCCGGCCGGGTAAACGCAGCCCCCCGGAGGAGGCGGACGACGGACGGCAGTATTACGACGGGAACGGCAACCATGTCTATTACGACCGCCGGCTGATCGCCCGTCCGGAAAAAGAGAAAGAAGAAGAACTACAAGAAAACAACCACTGAAAAATCCGAATCATCATGCAAGTAATTATCGCAGAAAAGCCCTCGGTGGCGCGTGAGATCGCCGCCATCGTGGGAGCCACGAACCGTAAAGACGGTTTTATCGAGGGAAACGGCTACGCCGTAACCTGGGCCTTCGGCCACCTGGTCGGGCTGGCAATGCCCCAACAGTACGGCATCGCGGGTTTCCGCCGGGAAAACCTGCCTATCCTGCCATCATCGTTCATCCTCCTGCCCCGGCAGGTTCGGGAGGGTAAAGAGTATAAGGCCGACCCGGGTGTCGTGAAGCAGCTCGGTATTCTCCGGGAATTGTTCGGCATGGCCGAGCGCATCATCGTCGCGACCGACGCGGGGCGTGAAGGGGAGCTGATCTTCCGCTACATCTACTCTTACCTGGAATGCCGCACCCCTTTCGTGCGGTTATGGATCAGCAGCCTGACCGACCGGGCCATCCGCGAGGGGTTACAACACCTCCGCCCCGGCAACGAATACGACAACCTTTACCTCTCGGCCAAAGCCCGCAGCGAAGCCGACTGGATCGTCGGTATCAACGCCTCGCAAGCGCTTGCCGTGGCTGCCGGGCGGGGCGTCTGGTCGCTCGGACGGGTGCAGACCCCCACGCTGGCGATCATCTGCTCCCGTTACCTGGAGAACAAGGCGTTCAAGCCCGCCACCTATTTCCGGCTGAAGCTCTCCACGGCAAAGGAGGGCACGGAGTTCACCGTCCTCTCCACGGAGAAATTCGACGGCAGGGAGAAGGCGGAAGCAGCCCGCGCCGAGGTTATCGGCGTCCGAACGGTACGCGTCGTGAACGTGGAGCGCAAGGAGGCCAGGGAACAGCCGCCTCTCTTGTACGACCTGACGACACTCCAAAAAGAGGCCAACAGCCGGTATGGTTTTTCGGCAGAAAAAACGCTCGACATCGCCCAGTCGCTTTACGAGAAGAAGTTCATCACTTATCCCCGTACCGGCTCACGCTATATATCGGAAGATGTGGCCGAGGAGATTCCGGCACTCATCGGGAACATGACACGCTATCCCCGTTTCGCGGAATACGCGGGCAGGATGGATACCGCATCTCTCTCCCGCCGAAGCGTGGACAACGAAAAGATCGCCGACCACCACGCGCTGCTTCCCACCGAGAACCTCCCCTCCGAACTGGATGCCGACCACCGCATCGTCTATGAGATGGTCGCGGGGCGGATGCTCGAAACCTTTTCCGGGGCCTGCGTGAAAGAAAACACTTTCCTTACCCTGCAAAGCGCGGGACATGATTTCACGGCCCGCGGCAGTATCATGGTCGAGACGGGCTGGCGGGCCGTCCTGAATGAACCTGTCGAAGAGAAAGAGGAGGACATGACCCTCCTTCCCGACATCGTGCAAGGCGACGAGCTGCCCGTCAAAGGATGCGGCACGGAACAGAAACAGACCCGGCCGCGCCCCCTTCACACGGAATCGAGCCTGCTGGCGGCGATGGAAACCGCCGGACGCGAACTGTCCGACGAGGCCGAACGCGAGGCGATGAAAGATGCCGGCATCGGCACGCCCGCCACCCGTGCCGCCATCATCGAAACGCTCTTTGCCCGCGAGTATGTCAGGCGAGAGAAAAAGTCGCTTGTACCCACGGACAAGGGACTGGCCGTGTATGCCGTGGTCAGGGACAAGAAGATTGCCGATGTCGCCATGACGGGCGGCTGGGAACTGGCCCTCTCGAAGATCGCCACCGGGGAGATGGACGCCCCGACGTTCCATCGCGGTATCGAGGTCTTCACCTCGCAAATCGCCAAAGAACTGCTGGAAGCAAGAATCGACGGCGCGGAGAGTGACACAGCCTGCCCGCGTTGCGGCAGGCCCGTGGTGTTCTATCCCAAACTCGCCAAGTGTCAGAATCCCGATTGCGGCCTGACCGTATGGAGAACCGTGGGCCGCAAGGAGCTGACCGACAAGCAGCTCGCGGAACTGCTGACCAAAGGCAAAACCGGCACGATCCGGGGATTCGTCAAAAACGGCGGCGGAACGTTCGACGCGGCCCTCACGCTCGATGACCAGTTCAAGACCTCGTTCGTTTTCGAACCGCGCGATACTCCCAGGCAGGGAAAGAGGAACAAACGGAAATAATCGTTACCTTTGCCACTGGAAAAGACCTGTCATAACGAGATACGCTTGTTTGATAAGGATTTTTTCAGTGGTCGGCGCTTCGGGTGGGAACCCGGGGCGCCTTTCTCTTCCCCGATTATCAACGACCACTAAAAATTCTTATCATGCCAGACAAGCAACACCATACCCCCACGGGGGAATTGTCCTATTACGGACTTTCGTTACTATCCTACCTCAAGGACAGCCACCCGGAACTCATCGCCGAAAGTGAGTTCATCGCCGAGCGGGCCGACAGCGCCGCCCAAGCGTACAGCGAGGCGATCCGTTCGGGCTGCAACCACATCGAGGCCGAAGAAATTGCCCGCGAGGAACTCTGCCGCGGACTGCACTTTTCACCCTACAACACGCTGGTAAACATCCTCTGGAGGGAATTCGAGGCGGAGATTCCCGAGGATACCGCCCGGCAGGCGGCTCTACGCCTGCTGCCCCTCTGCCGCGGGGTGCTGGAGAAGTACGACCTCACGGACGACTTCGCCGACACGCCCGACTACGAACTGTTCTATACCGAACTGACGGGAACCGTCCAAATACTTCTCGAAGATGGCATTCAATAAGAAAACCCACCTCCGCCAGAATATCGACGCGCTGAAGACGGCCTTCACGCTCGACAGGGAACGGCGGGCGCCGACTCCCGAAGAAGAAAGGACACTCGGCGCATACAGCGGCTTCGGCGCCATCAAGGAAGTGCTGGAAAACCCCACCGGGAAACCGGACAAGGACGGCATGGCAACGCTCGTGGCCGAGTTGCACGAGGTCATCAGGGCGAACACCCCCGACGAACGGGAATACAAGCGCTACATGGACGGGATCAAGAACTCCGTCCTGACGGCTTTTTACACGCCCCCGAAAGTGGCAGACGCCATCGTGGAGGCGATATGGGACACGCGGATCGTCCCCAAACGTATTCTTGACCCCAGTGCGGGAACGGGGGTTTTCGTCAGTGCCGTGGATTTCCACGCCCCCTATGCGGAGATCACCTGCTTCGAGAAAGACCCCGCCACGGGGTTGATCCTGAAGCACCTGCACCCCGAAAAACGGGTGCGGGTACAGGGATTCGAGCGCATCGAACCCAAATACGCCGGTTACTACGACGTGGCCGTGAGCAACATCCCTTTCGGGGACGTGGCGCTCTTCGACCCGTTCTTCTCCACCCATACCGACCCCGTGCGGCGGCAAGGCACACGGGCGCTGCACAACTATTTTTTCATGAAGTCCGTCGATATGGTACGCGAGGGCGGCCTGGTGGCATTCATCACCTCGCAGGGAGTATTGAACGCCGAGCAGGGACGCCCCGTGCGCGAGTGGCTGATGAACCGCTGCGAGCCCGTATCGGCCATCCGGCTGCCGAACAACCTCTTTACAGAACACGCGGGGACGGAGGTCGGCAGCGACCTGGTTATCCTGCAAAAGAAAGCCGCCACGGGGGAACTGTCCGAACGGCAGCGGGATTTCATCGAATCCCGCAAGCTGTCGAACGGCATCCGGATAAACAACCTTTTCCAGTCGTTCGACAGGGTGATCCATACCGAGGCCAAAGTAGGCAAAGACCCCTACGGCAAACCGGCGATGGAGTTCACCCACGCGGAGGGCGTGGACGGCATCGACCGGGAGATGCGGCGTATGCTCTCGGAGGATTTCAACCGGCATTTCAACGAGAGTTATTGCCTGGAACATGCTCCGGAACAGACACCCGGTACACCGGAGCGGGAATTGTCCCGTCCCCGTCAGGCGGAACGCCAGCGTGCCGAAAGACACGAGCCCCGCCTTGCCGGAGAAATCGTCAAGGAGATTATCGCCGATGCCCGTAACCTTCAGCAGCAGCGGGAAGAGGAGGAAAAACGCCGCGTCGTCGCCGAAATGGCGGCACAGGGCTACCATGTCGATACCGAAACCGGGGAGATTACCCGAATCGAAAACAAACCCGGACAAGTGTTACCGGATTCTGCTGCCACACCCGCCGGAGAACCGACCGGGGAGGATCTGGCCGACTTCGGGGCCTGGTCGAAAGAGCGGGAGAATCGCTTGTGGGAGCAGCACCCGCCGAAACCCGAAGATTTCGGCATGGCAGATACTCCCGTGCAGCACGTGGGCGGAATAACGGAACCGAAACCGCGGGAGGGCTTCGCCGGGTCGCTTTTCGACACGGTGGAAACGGCGGCTCCCGTACCTGCCACCCAAGCTGCCGAACCGGTAAATGTGCAGCAGGAACCGTTGCTGACGCTCTACGATCTGTTCGGCTTCAGCGCCGAGGAGCGGCGGCAGGCAGAACTCGGTATATCCAAGAAAAGGAACAGCCGCCGGGGAGCAAAGCGGAAGACGCCCCGACAACCCTCATTATTCGCCCCGGCCTCCTCTCCGGAGGAACAGAAGAGCGAAATGCCGAAAACGACGCCACCGGAGCGTGATCCCGAAGACTTGTATGCCTCCCTGAACTGGGAGGACAACCCGCCGATCAACGGCTTTTACGAGATGATGATGTCGCTTACCCCGGAACGGAGGGCGGAATTGCGCCGACAAAGCGCCCGGCAGCAGGAAACCCCGGAACAGCGGGAACGGCAGGCGGTACGCCCCCCGACGGAAGCCCCGAAAGGCAAACGGAAACAAGCCGCCGGTACGCCGAGAACGGGCGGCCTGTTCGACACGCCGGACAATCCAGAGGAGGAAGAACCCGGTAAAGAAATGCCGCAGATACGGGAGGCGGATATGAAACCCCGACCGTTCGAGGGGGAGGTCGCCCCCTATTTCCGCGAGGGAACACTCGTCACGGACGGACAAAACCGGGTCGGCTACCTGCGGGAGACTGAATCCCTGCAACCCATGTTCCACCCGCTGGAACTCACGCCTGCACAACGGACGAAAGCCTCCATGTATATCGAGATACGCGATGCCTATTACCACCTTTATAACAACGAGGCGGAAACGCTGACGGCGAACCCCGCCCTGCGGGAGATGCTCAACCGGCTTTACGACAATTTCACCGAACGCTTCGGACGGCTCAATGACAAACGCAACCTCGACCTGATCAAGATGGACGCGCGGGGGACGGAGATTCTGTCGCTGGAGCGTTACATCGACGGCAAGGCACGCAAAGCCGACATCTTCGAGCGTCCCGTGGCCTTCAATCCCGATGAGATCACGCACGCCGACGACGCTTCGGAGGCCCTTGTGGCCAGCCTGAACAAGTACGGCCGGGTGGAACCGCACTACATGGCCTCGCTCACGGGAACTACCGTGGAGGGAATACTCGGGGAACTGAAAGGACGTATCTATTACAACCCGGAAACGGACGGCTACGAGGTTGCCGACAAGTTCATCGCCGGCAATGTCATCGGGAAAGCCGAACGGATCGAGGCGTTCCTGCGGGAGAATCCCGACCACGCCCCGGCCCGGGAATCGCTGGAGGCTCTGCGCGAGGCGACGCCCAAACCCATCGCTTTCGACGACCTGGATTTCAACCTGGGCGAACGGTGGATTCCAAAAGGTGTTTACGAGCGTTTCGCCTCCTCGCTCTTCGATACGGAGGTGAAGATCACCTTCGCCTCCAACCTAGACGAGTACGGCGTGAAGGCGGAAGCGACGAACGTGAAGATCACGGAGCAGTATGCCGTCAGCGCGCAGACCCGTAAGTACAACGGCCTGCACCTTTTGAAACACGCCCTGCAAAACACTTCGCCCGACATCACCAAGACCGTCCTCAAATGGGTGGACGGAGAACGGCGGGAGGTCAAAGTGCGTGACGGGGAGGCCATACAGCTCGCCAACAGCAAGATAGATGAGATCCGGGGTGCTTTCCCCGAATGGCTGCGCGAGCAGTCGTCCGACTTCAAAGACCGCCTGACAGACCTCTATAACCGTACTTTCAACTGTTACGTGCGCCCGAAGTACGACGGGACGCACCAGGAATTCCCCGACCTCGACCTCAAGGGGCTGGGAATCGACAAACTGTATGACAGCCAGAAGGACGCGATATGGATGGACAAACTGCTCGGCGGCGGGATAATCGACCACGAGGTGCTGCGCCCATAAGGGCATATAGTAAATGTAGGCTTAGCAACCTACCCGGCAAGGGTTTTCAACGCCGGTCATTAGCCAACTTATCCACTTAGCCGAAAGGCGGTGGGGAGTGTCGCATGTTGGAAACGGCATAAGTCAGCTAACTATCATGCTGCTACTGAATGTCTAAATGAAATGATAGATATGAGGATGAAGACTATACTGTTTGAACGACAGTCCGAGTTGTTAGTTGGTAAACCCCGACGGAAGATAGTTACAAACGTCGGGCTGCAATACTTCTACTTTCCTACCTCAAGTACGAGAGCCGAAAACCGATTGCAGAACAGCCGCAATAAGCGGAAAAGGACGAAAATCGCATCCGACAATCTATTGAGCTATGTTACTATATGTCTAAATGGGGATTGTCTAAGTAGGAATGCCGAAAGGCTATGGGGTTTGCCCCCTGAATATCCTATATGACAACAGAGTCTCCGTAGTAGTCCGAGCAAGGGAAAGCCTTGTACATGGCGAAGGGAGACAGTGAGTTATTATTTAATATGTTTAACGAATGATGTGTGAGACATTATGAGAGATTCAGCAAATGTATTAAACAGTCTGGCTGGGCACAGCCAAGACCCTAATTACAAGTTTGAACGGCTTTACCGACTGCTGTTCAATGAAAATCTGTACGCACTTGCCTATCAAAAGTTGTCGCAGAATGCGGGCAACTATACGAAAGGCACAGACGGGCAGACCATAGACGGAATGAGCATAAAGCACATTCACTCTATCATTGGACAGTTGAAAGACGAAAGTTACCGTCCGTGCCCTGCACGGAGAATTTACATTCCCAAAAAGAATGGCAAGCAACGTCCTTTAGGCATACCAGCCTTTAAGGACAAACTTGTACAGGAAGTTGTAAGGATGATTCTTGAATCCATCTACGAAGGTCATTTTGAAGACTGCTCGCATGGATTCAGACCACACCGTGGCTGTCATACGGCTATGGCTTCCTTACAAAAGGGAGGTACGGGAGCACGTTGGTTCATCGAGGGAGACATCAAGGGTTTCTTTGACAACATCAACCATGATGTTTTAATCGGAATCCTTGCTGAAAGAATCAATGACGAGCGTTTCCTGCGACTGATACGTAAATTCCTCAAAGCAGGCTACATGGAACAATGGGAGTACAAAAATTCCTATATCGGAACACCGCAGGGAGGCATAATAAGTCCGATTTTGGCGAATATTTATCTTGACAAACTCGATAAATTTATGCGGAACTACATAAACGTCTTCAATAAAGGTAAAGCACGTGTACGCAACCCCGAATATAAAAGGGTTGCAAATCGTAAGGACAAACGTGTAAAGAAACTGAAGAATGAAACAGACGAGCAGAAGAAAGAAGCATTGCGCAGGGAGATAGCCATTCTCCACCGTGAGATGCAACAACTTCCTGCAACTCTTGACATGGACGAAAACTTCAAACGCATGAGGTATGTACGCTATGCCGATGATTTTCTGATTTGCGTAATCGGAAGTAAAGAGGACTGTGTAAAAGCAAAGGGGGACATTAAGACCTTTCTGCAAGATACGTTGAAACTCGAACTTTCGGATGAAAAGACGTTAATCACCAACTCACACGACGCAGCCAAATTTCTCGGCTTTGATGTTACAGTCCGCAGTACGGACAAGACGAGAAAGGATTTCAGAGGAATCCCCATACGCTCACTTGACCATAAAGTGGTTCTTCTCCTGCCTTATGAGGTTATGAGAAAGAAACTGCTTGACTATAATGCGATGCGCATAATAATCAAGAATGGCAAGGAAGCATGGGAATCGACCTCACGCCCGTATCTCCGTAGTAATGATGACCTTGAAATACTCAACCGATACAATTCGGAAATTCGGGGAATCTATAACTACTACTGTATTGCAAACAATGTCAACATTCTCAATAGTTTCTATTACTACATGAAAGAGAGTATGTATAAAACATTATCATCCAAGTATGAATCAACCGTAAGGAAAATAATCCGTAAATATTGCCGGAATAAAGTCTTTACAGTAAGGTATGAAAACAACAAGGGCGAAATGTTGGAACGTACTATTTATCATGGAGGGTTCAAGCAGAGAAAAGACGCGCGTATTGACAATGCGCATATCATGCCCAGTTATCGCGGGACTGAAAGTACCAGCCTTATGGCTCGGTTGAAAGCCCGTGAATGTGAATATTGCGGAGCGGAGGACAACCTTAGAATGGTGCATGTCCGCAAGCTAAAAGACCTGAAAGGCAAACAGGAGTGGGAACGCTTCATGATTGCCAGACAGAGAAAAACAATAGCAGTATGTGAAAATTGTTATCGTAAGATTCATGAAAAGAAATAGACTGAAAATAACCATGGAGAGCCGTATACATGGAGACGTGTACGTACGGTTCGGTGGCGAGCGTTTAGAAACCTACCGTCCGAAAGGACGGCAAGGCGCTTTGCGCTTAGCCTGTGGCGGCGGAAAGACCCTTATCATGTGCTGCGGGGCCTACGAGAAGAAACGCCTCGGGCTGGCCAATAAACCCATGATTATCGGGCTGAAAGCCAACATCCATGAAATAGCCCGGACGTTCTGCACCGCTTACCCGATGGCCAAAGTCCTCTACCCGGGCAAGGAGGATTTCACGCCCCGGAAGCGTGAGCGCATCTTCCGGGAGATACGCAACAACGACTGGGACGTCGTGATCCTCTCGCACGAACAGTTCGGCATGATACCCCAGTCCCCGGAGATACAGCAGGAGATATTGCAGGCCGAGCTGGACTGTGTGGAGGAGAACCTCGAAGTGCTCAAAGCACAAGGCAGGGACGTTTCCCGCGCCATGATGAAAGGGTGTCAGAAACGCAAGGCCAACCTGGAAGCCAAGTTGCAGAAGGTGGCGCACGCGCTGGAAACACGCAAGGACGACGCCGTGGACTTCCGCCTCATGGGTATCGACCACCTCTACGTGGACGAGAGCCACAAATTCAAGAACCTGACTTTCACGACCCGGCATGACCGGGTGGCGGGCCTCGGAAATCCCGAGGGGTCGCAGCGGGCGCTCAACATGCTTTTCGCGCTGCGTACCATACAGCAGCGCACGGGCCGCGACCTGGGGGCGACGTTCCTCTCGGGAACGACCATCTCCAACTCGCTCACGGAACTGTACCTGCTTTTCAAGTACCTGCGCCCGAAGGAACTGGAGCGTCAGAATATCCGCACCTTCGATGCCTGGGCGGCCATATTTGCCAAGAAAACCATCGACTACGAGTTTTCCGTGACCAACGAGGTCGTGCAGAAAGAACGGTTCCGATATTTCATCAAGGTTCCCGAACTGGCCATGTTCTACTCCGAGATTACAGATTACCGCTCGGCGGAGGATATAGGGATCAACCGACCGCAAAAGAACGAGATATTGCACAATATCCCGCCGACACCCCAGCAGACGGAGTTCATAGAACGGCTGGTGCAGTTCGCCAAATCGGGCGATGCCACGCTCCTGGGCCGCCTGCCGCTCTCGGAGCGGGAGGAAAAGGCGAAAATGCTCATTGCCACAGACTACGCCCGCAAGATGTCGCTCGATATGCGTATGATAGACCCCGAACTATACAGCGACCACGTGGACAACAAGGCGAGCCACTGCGCCCGTATGATTGCCGGTTACTACCGCCGTTTCGAGGCGTACAAAGGTACGCAGTTCGTATTCTCCGACCTGGGAACCTACAAACCCGGAGCGGGGTGGAACGTCTATTCCGAGATACGGCGTAAACTCGCGGAGGATTACGGCATACCCCAAAGCGAGGTGCGGTTCATCCAGGAGGCGACCTCGGAAAAAGCGCGCAAGGAGATGATCGCCGGTATGAACGCCGGAAAAATCCGCGTACTCTTCGGATCGACCGAGATGCTCGGGACGGGAGTGAACGCGCAGAAACGCTGCGTGGCGATACACCACCTGGACTGCCCCTGGCGTCCCAGCGACCTGGAGCAGCGCGACGGGCGGGGAATACGCACCGGGAACGAGATCGCCAAACTCCATGCCGACAACAAGGTGGACGTGATATTATACGCCGTCGAGAAGTCGCTCGACGCCTACAAGTTCGGGCTGTTGCACAACAAGCAACTGTTCATCCGCCAGCTCAAGACCAACAACATGGGAAGCCGTACCATCGACGAGGGGGCCATCGACGAGAAAAGCGGCATGAATTTTTCCGAGTATGTAGCCGTCCTCTCGGGAAATACAGACCTGCTGGACAAGGCCCGCCTGGAGAAGAAGATCGCCACGCTCGAAAGCGAACGCCAGGCATTCGTGCGCGGCAAATCATCGAGCCGCTACAAGCTGGAGCAGATCACGGAGAAGATAGAGAAGAACAACGACCTGATACGGCGTATCGGCAAGGATCTGGAACACTTCAAGGCCCGCGTCGAGTTCAACGAGGACGGCTCGTACCGCAATCCCGTGAAACTGAACGGGCTGGAAACCTCCGACCCCAAGCTCATCGGGAAACAGCTCAACCGTATCGCCGAAACGGCACGCACGCTCGACAGGCTCGAACCCATCGGGAGCCTCTACGGGTTCGAACTGCTCGTCCAGAGCGAAACGACCGGGAAAGACGGGCTCGACCTGGTGCAGAACCGTTTTTATGTCCGGGGTGAAGGGGATTATCTATACCAGTATAACTACGGGAATATCGCCTCCGACCCGCGACTGGCGGCGATGAACTTCATCCACGCGCTCGCGACCATCGAGCCGACACTGGAAAAATTCCGGAAAAAGAACGAGGAACTGGAGAAAGATATTCCCGTCCTGCGGGAAGTGGTGGAAAGTTCCTGGCGCAAGGAGCCCGAACTGACGGCCCTGAAAACTGACCTGACGGAAATAGACCGCAGGATACAGCAAAGCCTCAAACCGATAGAAGAGAGCGAGGGAAAGGAGGCGGAGGAGGATAACGACGTGTGCCGGGAACGGCATGACACGGCGGAAGAGCTCCCGAAGGAAGACAACACGGCGGCCCGTATTCCTTCCCGGCTGCGGCAGATTGCCGACGCCTCCGGGGGGCGCATCGTGATCGCGGGCGTGGGCAGCCCGCCGGAGAACGGCCCCGCAAAGAAAGGGATTAAGATGTAAGCGAAAAGCCGACGGAAGTACAGATTTCCGTCGGCTTTTTTCATATGCCCATGAGCGTTGTTGTCACACTTCCTGCAAGAGTGTTTGCAGCTCCTCCTGCGTGGGAAGATAGGTCATGTACTGGGCGGCGAAGACCTGCTTTTCATCTTCGGGCAGCGTATAACGGACGACCGCGTCGTTTTTCTCCGCGCAGAGGACGATACCCACCGGAGGGTTATCCCCGGGATTCATCAACTCACGGGTGTAGTAATTGACATACATCTGCATCTGCCCCAAATCCTGATGGGTCAGCTCCCCGGATTTAAGGTCTATTAAAACGAAACAGCGGGCCAGGTAATTGTAAAAGACCAGGTCGATGTAGAAATGCTTGTCGTCGAAGGAGATACGCTTCTGTCGCGCGACGAAGGCGAAGCCTTTCCCGAGTTCGAGCATCAAGCGCTGCAAGCGGCTGATGAGCAGTTGCTCCAGATCGGTTTCCAGAAAATGCTCTCCCTGGGGGATACCGAGAAACTCCAGGATATACGGGTCGCGGATGATCTCTTTGGGTTCGACACGCCCGGGTTCGGTACGGGAAATCTCCTCTTTCACGGCTTTCTTGTCTCGGCTGGCCAGCAGGCGGTCATAGAAAAGCGTGTTGATTTGGCGGTCGAGCTGCCGGACACTCCAGTTTTCCTTGACGCACTCGTGCAGGTAAAAATCACGGGCGGCATCGCCCGACACCTTGAGAAGCGTGCGGCAATGCGACCAGCTCAATTTATCACACAGCGTGTGATATTTCGGGTAGCACTGGTAAAACTGCCTCATGTACCGCAGGTTGGTGGCCGTGAACCCGTTTCCGAACTCCGCCACGAGCCGCCTGGAAAGGGTGTTGATGACAGCCTTGCCATATCCGGCACGGCCGGTTCCCTGCTGCTCGTACTCCACTATATATTTCCCTACCTGCCAGTAAGCCCTCACGAGGGTCGAATTGACATGATGTATCACCTTCGCGCGCGCTTCCTGCAAGATATGGCGCACGTTATGCAGTAGCTCTTCCTCCCCTTTGTCGGCAGGATATATTTTATCTGTTTCTTTCATTGTTCATTATTATATAGGCTTCCAAGTGCAAACATACTGATTTTACGGCAAATATCGAACGGTTGTACCGCCTTGTCGTGCCTTATTCCATGTATCTCCGCGTTTTTCCATGACGCCGGACTCTCGGGACAGGGCCTAACCGGAACCGGCAGGACGATCCTTTTTCAGCTTGCGGAAATTACTGAAGTTACGCTCGATGAACCGCAGGACGTCCGATTCCCGGTAGAAGGTCTTGTGATAGATCATCTCGTAAGGCAGCTCTCCCGAGGTGCGGTAACGCTGGAGTGTGCGCTTGCTGATATTGAGCATACGGCACAGGTCGTAATTGTCCAGAAGACGCTCCCCGTCAGGCAGGATGGAAAGCGGTTGCTCCACATCCCCCGCGCACAGCTTCTCAATACGTTCCAGCCGTTCCGAGAGCCGCTGCATCCATCCGTCGAAATATTCCTTATCCAGAAACATGGCCTACTCCTTTGGTCGGTTTTTGCGCCGCACGGAACGCTCCTTCAGCACACGGCGGATTTCCGTGAGGGAATAATACAGCTTCCGGTTGATGGCCGAATAGGTGATCACGTGATCCGAGCGGAGGCGTTGAAGGGTACGCCCGCTGATGCCCAGGTAACGGCAGACCTGCTCGCCGTCCATCCATTCGTCGTTTATATACTCCTTATTCCATGCACGCCCCTTTTCAGGGAGAGAGGCGATTGCAGCCTCTATTTTCTCTATACGCCCGACAAGCTCGTTATAGGCTCGCGAACCGATCACTATGATTTTCATACTCCTTTGTTTTTTAGTCTGTTACAAAGGTCGGGCTTATATGGACAGCTTAAAACGAGGTCGGTACGACTTTTTTTTGATAATTTGCAGTGAACTGATTCTCAACGGTTCATGCGGTGAAGAAGGCAGTGTTTTTTACCGAAATCCGCGGCCCGTACTCGGTATTTTTATTGGCAGAAATGCGATAGCATACTGTGATTCAACGCTTAACGGTGTTCTAATCCGGACGGGGCTACAACGGAACACCCGTATCGGCTCCTTATACGGGTGCAAATACGGGCGTTCGGGAAAGTTCCTTTCGAGAGTTACGGGGGAAAACCGACCTCGGTTCTTTTGTTATATACAACGCTGATTATCAGTGCTTCTATAAGAAATAGAGTGCTTTACCGGTTCATGTTCTACTCGGAATTGCCGTTTTTCTTGTTTCGCTTCCACGTCTGCATACGTTTAAGCAGGGCCTCTTTCGCCTTGTCAAGCCACGGTGTCGGGTTGTTTCGGATTTTCATATCGCAGAATGTCCTCGAAAGGTTCATGTCGAGGTGTACGTTGAAAGCGTTGGAAATGTAGCTGGCAAGTTGCGTGAGTGGCACATTGCCGAAACAGCCTTTACTGTCGAGCAGGTAAATAAGTTCCGTCAGATCCGTCTTCGAGTCCTGCCATGTCGGACGCACGTCAGGCAATGGCAGAACCATGTTCCGGAGGTTCGTGCTCTCCAGTGATTCCAATTCGCCCATAAGATAAACCGACAACATATCGTTGGCCAGGATTTTCGCCACCTTGAAATCCGCGTTTGTCGAAAACTGCGGGTCGAGTTCATAGTAGAAGGTTTCCAGGTATTGCTCCGTGTCGGTCTGCCCGCGCAGGAAATAGAGGCTGTCCAGGTGTGTAGCGCCGCTGCGGAAATAGCGGATAAAGTCGAGGCGTTTCTGCGTGTACGCGTTGATGGCCCGAACATGGGCGTCCAGGTACTCCCGTTGTGCCTCGATACTTCCTACCGGACGGTTCATCTCGATATTGTAGAGCTTGCGGTAATAGATCAGACGGCAAAAAAGACGGGGTTTGATTTCTTTGAAGAACTTTATTTCCTCGTCATCGTTTTGAAAACGGTAGCCGATGATATATTGTTTCAAACGGTCGAACGCTTCTCCCAGGACACGTGACGCTTCAAGCGACTTTTTCAACACGTCGGTATCCCGCGATTCGATACGTTCGATACTCCGCAGGACTTCGCTGTTTAATTTTTCTATAAATGCAATCATAATCCGTCTTGTTACTTTCGCGTATAAAGTTAGCGAATCGAAAAACCGGCGGATTACGATTTTTATCTTTCTCTTCGTTTTTTTATCACGGAGCCGATTTTAATGTCAGATCCGACCTTCCTGGCGGATGGAAGTGGGATTGCTCCCCATATTCCGCTTGCAAAAGTCCGTAAAGTGGGATTGGGCGGAGAAACCGCACATGTAGGCTATTTCCTGCAACGTGTAGTGTGTCGTCCGCAACAACTCCCCGATACGTTCGATACGGCGCTGACGTAACCACGAGGAGGCCGAGCAGCCGAAAACCCGCTGGAAACGCCGGCGGAAGGTAATCGTGCTGGAATACCCGCAAACCCCGGCGAGTTCCGTGACGTTATCCGAGGCAAGATAATTCGATTTGACACGGGAGATGAACTCGTAATCGTCCCCCAGGTGCAACAGCTCCTCGAACTCCCCGACATCGGCGGGAGTGAGATGTTCATAAGAGGCGTCGAGCATTTTCAGCATGACAGCAGCGTTACATTCAACGGGCATACCCAATGTCTTACGGGCTTCACGCAGGTAATTCTTGAACCGCAGCCGCAGCGTGTCGTGATGCGGGTAGGAACACTCGGACAGAATGGTGCAAACCGTCCGCAGTTCATCGACACAACAGTAGCCGAAATACCACGTTACAAGACGCTCGACGTAATGGACGACATGAAATTCCTCCGAAAGCATCAGAAGAAGCAGGAACGGGGTGAAATCCTGGTATTCCCTCGTTATGGGACGGGGTGCTTCGTCAAGCAAGGAGGCGATGTCCCGCATCAGCAGAGAATCTCCCGAGTACGCTTTTATTTGTTCGGAACTGCGGGCATAATCCCGGTAACGCGATATGACCGCCGACAAAGCATTGAACTTCACGGCGTGAACGCCTTCTATAAAGGAAGGGCGAAGACTGTTGTAAATGGATAAGTCGGTTTGCATAAGTCATTTCTATAAAACGGAGCCGCATCCCCTTGTTGCCAAAACTCCGCAAGTCGTTACTTATGAACCGCTTGGAACACGGTACGAATCCTAATTACAAATATATCGCATCTGATAATCCGGAACAAATATCAGCAGGTAAAAATGAAAATAAACCTCGTTATTTTTGATTATTACCTGCAATAATATTATATTTGCAAACAAATAAGAGTTGTTTGACAGCATGAGAAATATAGTGTATCAAAGCACTTTACCAATTTCTTATCCGTTGCCCATTCTCATGCGAGTTTCTTTTAATCTATTTGTAGTCAATTAAATACCTTCAGACTACATCAAATATACGAAAAAAGAGGATATGGACGGCAGCCGCCAGATGATCTTCTGTAACGAGTATGACCGGCCTGCATCTTCATTCATTGACGGGGAGAAGGACAAAAACCCGAACGTAGCCCTGCATACCAGTGTACAGACCGTGGCCAACACCAGCCTGTTCACCATTACGGATATTGAGAACGCCGAAGTGGGTAAGATTGTCACCATCAAGTGTGGCAGCGAGGACAAGGGGGTAAAGATCACCAAATCCGATAAGTTCAGCTTGATCAGTGCCGACTGGATACCGAAGAAAGGGGACACCATACGTCTGATGAAACGTTCTGACGGGAAATTTATCGAAATCGGACGTGATACGGCAGCTTCCGGTGCATTACAGTTCGCCAACGATGCAACCACTCCATCTTTGGCGGGTGCCACGGTGTTCGTAACGGGAACCAATACCCAAGCGACGGCCATCACGAATTTCACAGATGCGGTGGAAGGTGAGGTGTATACCATTCACGGGGCCGGGAATACGAATGCGTCCACTATCGCTAATAGTGGTAATTTTGTCCTGACTGATGCCATGACGCTCAGCGCCGGCAAATTTATCATGCTGACTTATGCAGGTGGCAAATTCTATGAGGTGGCACGTGGTTAAATTTACGGGCGGAGTAATCCGCCCCTGTTATTCATTTTAAATTGTTATAATTATGGCATACGTTAAAAGAGCAGTGAAGCGCCCGGAAGGTAATCCGGGTAAAGGAATCAACCCGCGCGACATGATGAGTATCATTGATGTGGATGATATTCTGGTGTTCCCGGCACGTGACTCGGCCGGTGTGTTGATGACCGAGAACATACAATTGAAGCCTGGATGTTATTCTACCGACATCTATTTCACTCCCGGTACCGTGGAGGTTACAAGCAATACAGACGGAGATCCTGACGCACTTGGTTTCACCCCTACGGTCAAGGGGAACCATCCGGGAAACAAGCAGGCGGTCCGTGAGTTCAAGACCAACTGGCTCGGTCGGAAATGTATCGTGATAATGAGCTACTGTGACGGTCAGGACAAGGATCTGTTCGGTTCTCCCTGCAATCCCATGCAGATGGGAGTCAATTATACCGGTAACAAGGATGCCAACTCCTCTGAATTCACTTTTACCCAGATCAGTAAAGGGGATGACATCGCCATTTATAAGGGTACTGTTCCTTCGGAAGAACCGGTGGCGAGTGTGAGCGCGTCTGCCACTACCATCCCGTTTACGGCGGAAGGGCAATATCAGCTTCAGGGTGGTGAAGCGGAAATAAATAAAGTGACCGGCGGACGGCATGGTGCAGTGATGACCCTGCTGGGTGTAGCGTCAGGCGTGGCTCCGACAATTGCTCACGGCGGCCAGTTCCTGCTGCGTGGCGGAGAAACCTTCACCGCTAGTCCGGGCAGCCAGATAACCCTTCAGGCTTTTGAATCCGGATCCGGTACATGTACATGGATTGAGCAGAGCCGTTATCAGGCATAAGTCATATTCTTATTTTAGTGGTTTCATTATTTCAGGAAAGCGGGGCTTCGGCTTCGCTTTTTTTATTTCATGCGGAATTTTGCTAAAAATGATTAATAAGCAAAAGATTATTTGAGAGATCCTTGTATAATAAGCAAAAGATTATTATTTTTGAATGTCGATTAAAAACAGCATATAATGAGTAAGGAACAAATTAAAAAGGACCTCACAATGCAATTGGGGGTTGTAAAAATGAAATTGAAACAATTGGTTTTTATTGAGGAACAGACCGGGATCAGGAGAACTGAAGAGATAAACGCCCTTCTTGACCGTCTGAACCTGATAGAGAAAATTCTTAAAGAGATGGAAAATGAGTAATAACAGTGTTCCCCAGCCTATGGGGAACTTAAAAAAATAAAGAGATCATGACACTGAAAGAGGAATTGGACGCTCTACGTCCGTTAATGGGAACAGAGTCCGGGGAGTTTTATTCCCGGGTGAAACATATAGCTGATACTTATACGAGTGAAGGGGACAAAAAGATGATTGCAGATTTCATGGATGAGTGCTTGAATGGGATTAGTGGTGAAATTGCTGGCATGGAGGAGAGAACCATAAAATTACAGCTTCAGAACATATCCGAGATCATATCGTTGTCTTTCATTGCGAAACATTACTTTGGCAAAACGAAAGAATGGCTATATCAGCGTATTAATGGTAATGTGGTCAATGGGAAGCCCTGCCGATTCACTGCCGAGGAGCTGGACAGATTCAATCATGCGCTGAAAGACATTTCTCAAAAAATAGGTTCACTCAGACTTTCTTATTGAAAGCTGTTTTTATTCGACACCAATCCATGCAATTGAACCGTTGCATGGATTTTTTATTCATGCCTGTCTTTTGCCCGGCAATTGCCGGGCTTTTTCTTTGTATGGTACATTGTAAATTTTATCGTATGAAAGAAAAAATTATTGCTTATCTGAGCGGTCCCCGTCCGTATCGTGAGGGGATTGCTTTGTACGAGGAGTACGGGCTTAATCTGATGCTGAAAGCCACTTTCCGGCGGAATACCGAAACGGACCTGCTTCGTGCCACCTTGATGGAGGAACTGCGCAAGCTTGCCGGAATTTCGGAAACGGCTTTCAGGACAATGCAACGGAAGGCGGTGGACTCTCCCCACATATCTTCAGCTTCTATAGTGGTGGGAGAGATCAAGGCTGAGGAAACCGCAGTGAATGTTCCTGTCACCCCGGTTGTGGAAAATGTGATCCGTTTCCGTGACCGTTTCCCCTTCCTCAACTCTCCGGATTGTCCGGATGTACTGAAAATACTGGTTGCCGATATGTTCACGGCCTATGACCTTTATCTAAAAACTTTCAGGGAACTGGGGGAACTGCCGGATGACGTTGAGCTGGAACAGGCGTTTGCCATAGCCAAAACAACTGTGGAGAATTACCTGGAGGACCGGAGTATCTGGGAGGAGTTGGAATATTACCGTGACAATCATGTGCTGCTCGGGAAACATCCCCGTATTGCCGTCTCTCTAGCTTCTGACGAGCTTTCCAACAAAAGTGATCTTGAGGTGATGAATATCCGTAAGAATGCGGCCAGCAACGTGTCCAAATGGAAGAAGAAGCTTGAAACCGTTGAAGGTGAGGAGGAACGTGCGAAGGCATTGGCGGCAGTGGATAAATGGGAATCTATGAAATCGGCCGCCGAGAAGGAACTGGAAAACAGAAAAAAAAACTGATATTTCGGAAGGGGACGCTGGAGGACGGGATCAATGGGCTACTCCTGAAAATGGAGCGTTTCTCCCACCCTTGTGACCGTGGCGAGTTTGCCCATTTACTGTCTGCAAAAAAATGCGAGTTGGCGTACCTAGAAGAATGTTTGAACAAATTATCTTATGAATGATATTCCCCCTGACAGCCTGGCTCTAACTGGAGAGCAAAAAAATGATGTTCGCCGCATGGCCGCTTTAGGTTATGCGCCGGAGGATATTGCCGCCTATCTTGGCCTTGACGCTTCTGAATGCTTTCTTTTTGTATATGACGCCGGTATTCCAGGAACCACCATTCGAGGGCTGATCCGTGAAGGCGTGCTTGTCTCACGGGCCGCTCCCGAGATAAAGCTGCACGAAACAGCTGAGGACGGGAATATTGATGCCGTTAAGCTGCTAACGGAGATCCAGGAACGCCGTTTGTTTGAGAATCTGTTAAAAGATATGGATGAATATGAGTGAATTGCCGGTCAGACCTTCAAGAGTGGACTTTGAAAAGGTTGATCTGAATCAGATCCAGCGCATTCTTTCCACCGGAACGCTGGATTCTTTGCGTCCGGAAGAGAGGGAGTATTTCTCTCTAATGGAGATGGTACGTGGTCTGCGTGCCAGGATGCGTTTCACTAACGGCAGGATGGTGACAAAGGCAGGAATAATCAGGCTGCTGAAGTCGGAGCCGTACAGCCTGTCCGACTGGATGGCCCGGCAGGTGTATAATGACAGCATCAATTTTTTCTATACCCAAGACAACATCCGTCCGGAGGCGTTTGCTGCCCTGTATGCCGAGCGTGCCGAGAAGTGGGCGGACGCCGCTTTCCTGGCCGGCAAGATCAAGGAGGCAAGGGCCTTGTTGAAACTTGCCGGTGAATACCGCAGATGCTTCAGGAAGGAACAGGCGGAGATACCGGAAGAGCTTCTAAACCAGAAAAAGGTTGATATCTATACGGCCAGCCGTGAGGATCTGGGCGTTCCCGCCATTGATAGAAAGGAACTGGAGGGTTTCATCGACTCGATACCGGAGATACCTGTTGCTGTGCGTGATAATCTGAAAGAGGACGCACGAATAAGAAAGTTTGATTTGAAAAAACGTATGATTTATGATATCGAGGAATTTAGCGAGGAAGATAGCGAATGATGAGGATGTGGATGTAAAATTCAGCCATAATGTCCAGATGCTGACCGATTTCGTGGATACGACCATTCTGGTTGTCATAGCCGGGCGTGGTATGTCCAAGAGTACGGTCATACAGTCCAGACGTTCATACAGGTGTATCTGGGAAATGCCCGGTGCGCCTTTCGCTTTTGTCGCCAACACTTATGCCAATCTGAAGGACAACATCATGCCCGCCGTACAGAAGGGATGGGAAATGATGGGGCTGTACGAGGGGGTGCATTATATCCGTGGAAAGGAACCGCCAGCCTCCTGGAAGGCGAAATGCTCCATAATTGTCAATGATTACCGGAACTGCTATTCCTTCTGGAATGGCAGTGTTATTTTTATGGGTTCGCTGGATAACTCTTCACTGCTTGCCGGCAAATCGGTGGTCCATCTGTTTTATGACGAGTCAAAATATGACAAGGACGAGAAGGTGAACCGTGCCATGCCTGTTCTACGTGGCGATTCTCTCACTTACGGGGCATCGCATCTGTTTCTTGGTCTGACGATCACCACTGATATGCCGGATGTCAACGAGGGGGAATATGACTGGTATTTCCGTTATGCACCCAATATGGATCCAGACCGTATAATTCTGATTGTACAGGCGGCTTTTGAACGGAACGGGCTGCTGTTGAAGCAACTGCGCGAGCAGAAGAAAGACAATCCCAGTCACTCCGTGCTGGCGCGTCTGGAAAGGAAAATAGATTATTATGATCGGGCCTTGCGCAAATTGCGCCGCGGACAAACCTTTTTTCTTAACGCATCCTCCCTGGTCAATGTTGATATCCTGACCTCGGAATATATACGAAACTTATATCAAGGTACTCTTGAACTGCATGAGTTCTGCAAGTCGGTGCTGGGTATGCGGCCCGGTCTCCGGCGTGATGTCCGTTTCTATGTATTATTCGGGCAAAGGCATAAGTATTATGACGGGAGTCCTGGAGGGGAGCCGGCGGAAAATAGTCGGGAGTTGCGCTATCTGCGGCATGACGAGCCTTTGGATGGCGGCATGGACTTCGGCAACATGCTTTCATTCGTGATTGGGCAGGAAGACGGAGCGTATTACCGATGCCACAAAAACTTTTTCGAGATACCTCCCGGATGGTTCCGTGAGCTGGCTGACCAGTTCTTGGATTTCTTTGCTTCACATGAATGTAAGGAACTGTCGTTGTATTATGACCGGGCCGGCAATAATTTTGAAAGACAGGGGGAGGATTATGCCAGGAAGATAAAGGATGCCATAGAGAAGGATGCCGATGGCCGGCGGACCGGATGGACCGTCATTCTGATGAGCCGCAGACAGAGTATCATCCCCCAGTCGGAGGAATACGGATTCATGCAGGAGTTGATGAAGGGAGAGAATGGGCAATTGCCCCGATTGCTGGTTGATGCGGTGAATTGCCGTGAAATGGTCAGCAGTGTTGAGAAAGCCCCAGCCGGCATCCGCTATAAGGGTGAAACCAAGGTGGTGTTCAAGATCAAGAAGAGTGAAAAGCTTGCCCCGAAGAAACTTCCCATGTTTTCTACCAATTTCAGTGACGCTTTCAAATACCTGATGATGCGCAGAAACTGGCGTCGCATTGTCCGTATTGCCCGTGGCAATAATGCAAATCCCTATATTCCCGGTTTTGAGGAGTGATTTCTGTCCGTACCAGGCATCCCGCCGTTTTTCTCTGTCATATTTCACGAAAATTGCCCGGGGCAATTGCCCTGGGACTTCTGAGCGGCCCGCACGGAAACAAGAGACATGGTTTTAAAGATTTTGGTTTTATGGTGTTATTTATTGAAAACTAGATATTTATGTGCTCTTACAGCAAAATTCAAGGCTGAAATACGCACATTTTGAATGATAAATACGAAAATAAGGGGAAAATCAGTCATTTTTTGGATGGTTTTTCACTGGATCTTGTGAAATGCCTTGCGGGGGAAGGCGAAAAAGAACCCCCGGCCTGTAAGTAGTTATCTCACCCACATACTTACACAAAGATGCGTCACACCGCACAGCCGGGGGCAAATACCCTCTGCTGCGGTGTGACGCATTTTGTATGTTATGTGAGTGAGATGACGCAAAGATAATCAAATATTATTGTATGAAAGTGATAGAGATAATAAACTTTAATCGTGAGCTGCTGAAAAAGTTGCAGGAGGCGGGTGTCCGTCTGAAGGATGTCCAGTATGTGGAGTTATATTCGGAATACATGTACCGGACAAGCCAAGGAGAGAAAGTATCTTATGTCGTTGCCGTGCTTTCTGAAAAATATTCGGTTAGCGAGAGGACGATTTATGCCCTGGTTAAGCGGTTTCGGAGTGACTGTAAGACGTTTGCAGTATGAACGGGCTGTTTTATCAGGCGGACTGTGCTGTTTCTCCTATCTTTAGGATGTTTCATTTTTATAAAGAGGAATGGCTATGAACAAGTATTATCAGGTACTAGACAAGATACTTGCCACAGGAAAAACGCAATCAAACAGGAAGGGGAACATACAGTACCTTCTGAATGAGGTTCTGGTACTTACACCAGCGGATCTGTTGGACATCTTTGAAGGGCATCATATTGCCCGCAAGAAGCTTCGTAATGAACTGCATTTGTTTATGCAGGGTGAGCGCCAGGTGGAAAAATACCGCGAAGCAGGTATCAACTGGTGGGATTATTGCGGATCCATTCTTGTGAACTCTTATCCCACCTATTTTGAGAAGCTGCCGCCACTCATAGACAAAATCAACAGGGAGAAACGTAACAGTAAGAATTATGTGCTTTTCCTAGGTGAGACCGGTGTGGAAAGCAACCAGACACCCTGCCTGAGCCTGGTGCAGTTTCAGATTGACAATGGAGAACTGGTGTTGTCCGCATACCAGCGTAGCAGTGATGCAAATCTCGGATTGCCTGCTGACATTTATCATCTGTACCTGATGGCACGGCAGATAGAACTTCCCCTGAAGTCGATCACCCTCTATTTGGGAAATGTACATATTTACGAGAACAATATCCCGGGTACCCGTGCACTGCTTGCTGGTGACGAAACTGTCCGTTTCGAACTGAATGTCTGATCTGCTGCATGTGTCGTGCAGTGGGTAACGCTCCTGATCCTGCCTGTTTCTCATAAATTCAGAAGATCTTTGCGGCGTTTTTTTAAATGGAAAGTAACATGAGAAATATGTATCTGTCTGCCCCGCTTCCGTTTGTGGGGCAGAAACGTATGTTTGCCAAAGAATTCATCAAAGTATTGGACCGATTCCCAGACAGTACCGTTTTTGTGGATCTTTTTGGCGGATCGGGGCTGCTGTCCCACATCACCAAACGGGTAAGACCTGATGCTGTTGTGGTATATAATGATTTCGACAACTACCGGCAACGGCTTGACAATATACCGAATACCAATCAGTTGCTGGCAGATTTGCGAAGGATAACAGCGGAACTCCCCAGAAAGAAACGTATAACCGGTGAAGCCCGTGAAAGAATATTGGCTCGTATTGAAAAGGAGGAAAAGGAACATGGCTACGTTGATTATATCACATTGTCGTCATCCCTGTTGTTTTCCATGAAATATGTGCTGAATCTGGATAATATGAGGAAAGAAACGTTTTATAACACTATCCACCGGACTGACTATTCCGATGCGAAGGATTATCTGGAAGGACTAACCATTGTCAGTGAGGATTATAAGGAAGTGTTCAAACGTTACAAGGATGTTCCGGGGGTGGTTTTCCTGGTTGATCCCCCTTATTTAAGTACAGAAGTCGGAACATATAAAATGTACTGGCATCTGGCTGATTATCTGAATGTCCTGCATGTTCTGAAGGAGCATTCGTTTGTGTATTTTACATCCAATAAATCTTCCATTCTTGAATTATGCAGTTGGATTGGGGATAATCCCTCAATCGGTAATCCTTTTAAGGATTGTGTGAAAGTGGAATTCAATGCCTGTGTGAATTACAGTAGCTGTTATACTGATATAATGCTGTGTAAACAAGGTAAAAAAGATGTTTCAGATTTGGCTGCCTGATATTAAAATCTGTGAACAGGATGTGCATTTATAACAGAAGTCCTGTTATCAGACCAAGCAAAAGGAATATTAGACTGTTTATTATCAGCTTTTTGATCTGATAAAGGTGCATACAAATAAGGCTTACCTCTTTTTGTAACTGCTTGATATCTTCCTGTTCTTTTGTCATGGTTCATATTTTTGATGCATCAGCAAAGGTAATAAAAATCCGCTAGAAAATTCGGAATGTTGAATATTATTCATACATTTGTGATGCCCTCAAAATTAGAGTCATAAAAATTGGTGAAACAGGACATGAACCCCTTTTCAAAACGTAATCCGTAAAATCGGGTTAAGGTTACACTAATACCTTTGGGCGCGTTTTGATAAGGGATTCACCATTTAATGTATGAGACCCTACGATAAAGATAAATCACAAATATTGGCAATGTTTTATTATGGAGTGCCGATAGAGGATATAAAACGATTCTACAAGGGTAAGGAACAACAATATTTATTTGACACGGCTTTAATGCAGTTAGAATCAGAAGGGATGATAAAAAGAGAGGGGGAAAGCTTTGTCGTGACAAAAGAGGCGGGGGACGCATTTCTGTGTTATGGGAATTATCTTAAATATGTTGAAGCGAAGAGGAGACAACAGGTTGATAATGAAAAAGCAAAGGTTTTGGATTCAAAAGTAAAGAAATCAACGATTGTTTCCAATTACTTGAAATCAGCAAATATGGTATGTAGTATTGTCAGCTTTATAGTAGGAGTTCTGTTGTCAGATCAGGTAAAATGGATATTAAACTGGTTATTATCATTTTTTCTCACTGGATGTGCTCTTCCTCATTCATAATTTATTAAATTGAATTTTGCTATAAGACTAGTAAAAATCCATTAGTAAATGCCTGGTTGTTGGATATTATCATTACATTTGCTGTTCCAATTAAATAATAATCTCGTAAAAAACAAAATCATGAAAAAAGTAATGCTTTTAGTATTAGTTAGCACATTATCTTTATTGTTGTCTTCATGTTATAGTTCTCAATTGTATGTAGGTGGCATGGAAGTTGACGAACCTAAAAGAGTTTTGAACTCAAAGACAAACAATCATTTTCTTTTCGGGTTGATATCACCAGCATCAAACAAGAAAGATATCAAGCAATATGTTGGGGATCGTCAGAAGTATGCAATCAAAAACCACCATACTTTTTTAAATGGTTTTTTGGAGGTTATTACTTGTGGTATCTATACTCCGTCAAAAACTACATTTTATGTACCTATAAATGAATGACATTTAAGATTTTATGCCTCGTACTATTTAAGTTCGGGGCTTTTTTGTGGTTGTTTCTTAATCACTTAATTATTTATCGTTATCCGTAAGAGCAGTGGAGAGGTCAGCTATATGACTGAAATCAGAGAATTTTCATTTCGGAAGAAAGTTTACTAACCGTCAGATGTGCCTTATGGCTCATGCTTCTCTTACCTTCATGGCACTGACAGTGCTCCGCCTTCAAAAAAAATCCCAAAAAGTTTGTGGATTAAAAAATAATCCTCATATTTGCAGTGCTAAAACAATTCAATTCTGTTGGTCAGGAACGTAGAGCGCGGTTAATGCTCATGATAGTTTAATGGGCTTTTTTTATGCCCATACAGGTTCATTTTGCAGATGTCAGCAAAATGATATATAGGAGATTGTAGAAGTCACAACTTGTTGTGCAAAAGTTACGGCTGCCTTTCCCATCAACTTAATTGCTCTACGGAGTGACTACGGATTGATTGTTTTAGCGAACTCGGGAAACGGCGGCCGTTCTTGCGTTCTATTATTGCCGAAACGCTAAAGCAATCAATCCGTATGAAACAAACAGCTTCAATTCCTGCTACCGACATAAATGTCGTGAGCAAATCGTCAGTCCTAACTATGTGGCTGAACCGTGAAAATCAATTATTTTCTTCCGTACTTGAAGAATCAGTGTCTAACCGTCAGGTGTGCCTTATGGCTCATGCTTCCTTAGCTTTTTCTGCATTGGTATGTGCCGGTTTTGTGTCGGCTGTTCCTGCATTGCTTTGCCTGGCTTGGTTTGTTGTGTCGTTACATCTTGCTTGGAAAGGAGGTCTGAGATGAAATTCTTTATTGATGAACCCAAAACTTACCTGTCTGTCAACAATAAAGGCAGGGCTATGAACCAGTGGATTTCCACTTTCACTCATGTATTGATTCCTGATGAACTGTCACGTGATGCCTTTATTGAGGCTGTTCGTGCCAAAGCGTCCATGTTGGATGAAGAGTTTCCAAGAACCAAACCGCTTCGTGTGGATGTTTCCAGAAACAATGATATACATATTGAGGTCTATCCCGATAAGAATCCGTATAATACTGTCTTCATAGTTCATATTTATCCAGTACGCGGCGAGTTCCGTTTCTATGAATCTACAAACCCTAAAATATTGGAAGGAGGCCTGAAATGAAAGAAGAAGGATTTAACCCGAATGCTGTCATAACAGATCAAGTGATAGATGCACTGGCTAATATACAGGATCATGAGCCCGGTTCCTTTCGGGAGCATACGGAGAAATTGACGGATATTCTGTTGGATGACTTTGAGTTGATGGAACCGGACAATTTGAAAAGAAATCTGGATTTGGTGCAATTCTTTCGGTTCTATGCAGGACTGATAGAGAAATTGCATCCACAAAGCAAGTAGTCCTGTCCTTTATCCCATATTGCATTTGTCCCATATTTGCTTGAAAAATAGCGAATATGGGACAAATTAATTTATATACCGCAGTCGAGGAGATGAAAGCGGTGAGCAAAGCTGAAGGGACATTCAGTATCAAATTCCGGAAATACAACCGTCAGAAACAGTCTGGCGGTGATCTGGTGTTTTTGAAAGCGGCCAGGCTTCGTTCCAAGGCTTCTGATGAAAAAATAGAGAATGCCAGTCATAAACTGTTTCTTGTCGATACGGAAACAGGCAACGCATTGAACTGCTGGCAGATTCTGATAGTGGAATTTAACGGACAGAAAACAGTTTTGTAATATGGAGGTAAGACGTAGCGGAAATTTCGGCTTTGTGGACCCCGGCAATGGATCGCTTTATTCCTTTGACATTTCAGGACGTGGTAAGGGATGGGAACCTTCCAGTATCATGCTGAACCATAACCGTAACACCTGTTTCACGAGGAAAATGAGTGTGGCCGGATATGATATCGTTCCGATGGGGGATAACAATGACATGCCCGGAGAGGTCATGCGCCTGCTTGACCGGTTCTATGCCGGCGAGGGTATTCTTGGCAAGATTGCCGGTCTGCAATGGGGGGACGGTCCCCGGTTCTATGAGGATGCAATTGATGATACGGACAACCGTTTCTACAAAAAATGGGTGCTTGCACCTGATATTGAGTCGGACATGTCTTCCTGGGATTATCGGATTTGTATGCACCGTTGTCTGGTTGATCTCACCCACATGCAGGGCTTCTTTATCAAGTTTGTCCGCAACCGTGCGCCCCGTATTGGCGGGCGGGGGAAGCTACTAAGGTTGGAGCATATCCCTTATCAGCGTGCCAGACTGTTGTACCCTCCCCCTGGGAAAAATGATCCGGAAGGCATTGTCGTGGGAGATTTCCCTTTCCCGGATCCTGAATATATGGAGAGGTATCCCATGTTTGATCCGGCAGATCCTTTCCGATATCCGGTGTCGGCCAAATATTACAACATCTATTCCTTCTGTAAGGATTTTGTTAGTACCCCGCGTTTTCTGGGAGCCTTTGACTGGCTGGAAATAGCCGGTACCTTGGCACCATTACTGCATAACTATAATCTGAATTCCAGCGCGCTCAGTCTGCATATAGAATCTCCACAAGGGTATTGGGACAAGGCGGAGGAACGTTTGAAATCCGTATGCCGCAAGCGTGGGGAAACCTATACGGCCAAGATGCTGGAGGATTACAAGGATGAATGCATGGAGAAATTTGCCGGAGGTATTACCGGGATGAAGAATGTGGGAAAATATATGCACACCACCCGGTTCTGGAGCGATGAAGCCAACGATTTTGAGGGATGGAAGGTGACTCCTATTGATAAGAAGGTGAAGGATTACATCGAGGCACAGATTAGAATCAGCAACAAGGCTGACGCTGCTGCCACCTCCGGGTTCGGAATTGATCCGGTGCTGGCGAACCTCATTTTGGAAAACAAACTGAGCAGTGGAAGCGAGAAACTGTATTCCATCAAGGTCTACAATGCGTCTGAAACGGCTATTCCGGACATGATACTCTGCAAGCCGGTGCAGGAGTATATCAACGCTAACTGGCCGGGAACAGATATACGTATCGGACTGTACAGGAATGTGGTGAGTCAGGAAGAGAACGTGTCGCCGGGAAACCGTATGAAAGAAAATATATAAGTTATGAAAATGATATTCGACAGAAACGGAGAAGGGCGCCAGGAGCTTGTTGCGGCGCTGGGAATGATTTCCGACAGTCTAGACTATTCCAAGTGGAAGCCGGTACTGCCTTTGGCCGCACGCCAGCTGACCTGTATTATCGGGGCGGACGTGCTTTCGGCGATAGTCGACCTTTATTGGGATGAAGACCTGGACCCAGAGAAAGAGGAACTTGTATTCATGGCGCAGCGTGCCGTGGCATATTTCGCATGGGTAAAGGTTGTTCCCACGTTAGATGCACAGCATGGCGGTAGCGGAAGGCAGAGGAAACTGGGAGAGAATGAGAAGGGGCTGACTGCCCTTCAGGAATATAAGGATGAAATGAACATACTCAATCTGGCGTATGAGTCGGTGGATGCTCTGGTAGGATTCTTGGAGGAGAAGCAGTTTGACTTCTGGGAAAAAAGCCTGGCTAAAAGACAGATGGACGGATTGCTCATCCGTACCAAGGACGAGTTTGACGAGTTCTATCATATCGGCAGCCACCGTCTATTTCTCATACTGGTTCCCATCCTGCGTGAAATACAGCGTACAGACATTCTGCCTGTTGTCGGAAAGGAGCGGTTTGATTGGCTTGTCAAAAGGGATCCGGACGTATGTGACACTCTTTTGGAGGAATGCCAGCGACCTCTGGCACTGTTGGCCATCAAGAAAGCGGTTGATCGCCTGCCTGTAGAGGTTATTCCGGAAGGTATCGTACAGGTGCAGCAGACCGGAACTGTAAAGGAAAAGTTACGGGCAGAGAAAGAGGCGCGAAAAAGTGTGGCGGACAGTCTTCAGGCCGATGCCGACCGGTATCTTCAGGAATTGCAGGATACGGTGGCGGCTTTGGACGCCGCGCCTGAGGAGGTTGATTTCTATGTTTCAGGCCCCACGCTTCAAAGCAAGGGGATAACCTTTTGATTTTTATGCGTGTAATATATTATCAGAACAGACAAGTGAGTGTGCCGGAAACACTTGAGGAACTGACACCTGCCCAGTATTACCGTTATCTGGAGATCGCCACCATGGCTAACCAGCATATATTGTCGGAACCCGGGATACGTTTGAAAATTCTGTCTCTTTTTCTGGCACTCCCAGTTGATATGGGGCATCTTCCTCCATCCACATGGAAAGAAACGCTGGCACTGTTGTCCCTGACGGATCCGTTCATTATTCGTGAGGGAAAATCTTTCCGGCTGGACCTGAGTACCGGAATCAACCTCCTTCCGGAATGGGGCGGCTTTTACGGACCGGAAGACATGCTCAACGGAGTATCGTTTGACACCTTCTGCAAGTGCATGGCACTGGTAAGACGGATGGGTGATGAGGGTGACGGCGACAGGGACATGATATTACGGGAGTTCGGAAAAGCTCTTTATACGGGAAGGGAAGGTGCGGAACCGCCAATTCTACTCTGTCTTCATGCTTATCTGTTTTTTATGAATGTGTTCGCCATCATCCGGGAAGAGCCTTTGGAGATTGATGGTGAAACGGTTGACTTGCGGATTCTTTTCCGAAAAGATGAGAAGCCGGAAGCGGATGACCATACCGGCTGGACGGGCATTGGGATGGATATCGCTGAGAACGGGGCATTCGGGAACTATGCAGAGGTGAGGGCGACACCGTTCTGGGATATCCTTATTTTCCTTTACAGAAAGAAGTTTGAGAAATTACATTCCAAAAGATAGAGCCTATGATCAGTTTGAAAACCTATCGTGAGTATTATGAGGATGTCATGCGGCGTGTACCTGGCATACATTCCGTCAGAGTAGTGAATGTGGACCAGGACATGAGCGACTGTCTGAAAAGTATCAGTTCTGACGAGCTTCCGGTTCTGTTCGTGGTCGTACCGTCCGCACAGGAGACAGGTACGGATCCGGACAATGTGGAGGAGGATAACCTGTGCCTTATATTTCTGATGGACCGTATGGATATGCAGCGCCGTGGTCCGGTTCGGGTGCTGGAAGATACACAGCCCCTTGTCGAGAGCATCAAGAATGTGATGCGTGGTGACAGGAACAGGGGGTGCTGTCTTATGCGTAATCTTGACCGGATGACCACTACCCCGGAAACAGGATTCTATACGGATTACAGCGGTTGGAGTGTGTCGTTTAAACTTGGTACGGAATGAGTGACGGATGGAACCCTGTGAGGGAGGAGTTCTTCAAAAGAACCCTGTCCCGTGACTTCAAGACCATTTATCAACGGCAGTTGGATATTGCGGAAAGAGGTATTTACCGGGAAGGAAGACAGCTTAAGGTGAGATTCCGCCCGGATAAAATTGTGCCCGGCCGTACAGGGCATCTGCGTGACCGTCTTGCGGCAGCCGAGTTCCAGATAACGGGGGTGGATCCGATAATGCTGGAAACGGGCTACCCTCTTTATATACGTTTTCTTGACATGCGGGAGAAACGCGATCTCCGTATCTATAACCGTCAGATATGGGGGATAGTGTACAACAACGCATTGCCTGATCTGAGAGCGGGCATGTCCGATTCGCTCCGCAAGGAGATCCGCAACCGGCTGGAGAAGTTGTTTCCCTGGCCGGACGGGAATGACAGTGCGCATCGTCCCGGATACCGTCCTCATTGATATTTTGCCCCGTTGTCCATGGATATGCGGGGCTTCTCATGTTTCTCCCGTCCTTTGCCCCTTCCTTGCCGGTTACTAGTTTTGCTGAAAAGTAACCGTATGAACAAAAAACTGAAAGATGATTATATAAAGTTCACCCTCTCCCTGAATACCAGTGAGGCCCGTGAGGAACTGAACCGTCTAAACGCGTCCTCCCGTGAGCTGCAACGGACGAATGAGGGTTTGCGCAATTCGATGACAGAACTGGTAGCCTCCGGCAAGAAAGGCAGCGATGAGTACAAACGTCTGGAGGCAGAGCTGAAATCCAATTCCAAAGCCATATCCGATAATAATGCGAAAGTGAAGATTCTCCGCTCATCCATGAAGAGCACCGAGAAAACTTATTCGGAATTGGCCAAAGAGGCCCGCGGGCTTCAAAAACAGCTGGACAATACTGTCAAGTCCCTTCATCCGGAAGAATATGCCCGTTTGGAAAAGCAGCTGGAGGAAACACGAGAGGCGATGGCCCGTCTGCGTGGCGGAACCAATGAAACTTCCGGGTCATTCCTGAAACTGGGGAATATGAAAGCTATGGTGGTGGGATTTTTTGCGTCCGCCGGAGCGGCTGCCCTTGATTTTTTCAAAGACGGCATGTCCAAGGCAAAGGAATTTGTCAAGGAAAGTGTGGAGGTGGCCATTCAAGCTGACGGAGTTCTTCATGCATTTGAGAAGTTGGACCGCCCTGATCTTCTTGCAAACCTTCGTACCGCCACTAAGGGAGCCTTGTCGGATCTTGAGCTGATGAAAGCGACGGTCAAGGCAAAGGATTTCCGGATCCCGGTTGATGATATGGGAAAATATCTGGCATTCGCCCAGTTGAAGGCACAACAGACCGGTCAAAGTGTGGAATATATGACAGACTCGATTGTAACCGGTCTGGAGCGCAAGTCACTTCTTATACTGGACAACCTGGGACTTTCCGCCGCAGAAATCAATGAGGAGGTTGCCAAAACTGGTGATTTCATGAAAGGGGTGTCCAATATCATAGACCGCCAGCTAACACAATCCGAATTGTATGTATCCGCATCTGACAAGGCTGCTCAGGCTGATGCAAGGCTGGAAAATGCCAAATTGAAACTAGGAAGACGGTTGTCCTGGCTTGGAGATTTATGGATCAGCCTGAAAAACAGAATGGCTGAAACTGTCAATACAACAGTATCCACCGCCAATGAAAAGTTTTATGAACAGAAGGAACGGGTTATAAGCCTTTATTCCGAGTATATGCCGTTGCTGGACCGGTATGATGAGCTGAAGACCAAGACCAGACTATCCTCGGATGAGCAGGCCGAACTTAATTCCATCATCACCAAAATCACGGACAATATTCCCGGAGTGATAACCAAAGTGGGGGAATACGGACAGGCACTGGATATTTCCAGCGGCAAAGCCAGGGAGTTCGTGCGGCAGCAGAAGGTACTGTTGGAATATATGAACCGGGAAGCCATCAAGGAAGAGGAGAATAATCTGGGGGAATACAGGAAGAAATACCAGAACGCGCTGAAGGCGCAGCAGGCCGGAGGGGTGTATGTGACTTCTTCCATGAGCAATACCGGATATTCCACCTCCTGGTTCGATAATACTCCGGGCACACTGGCACGTATTGATGATGATGTCAGGAAGTATGGCGACATGATCAAGGGTGCTGAGCTCCGAATCCGGGAACTGCGGGGTGAGAGTCTGGAGAAGTCCCTGGAGGACAACGAGAAGAGGATCAAGATGCGGGATGAGTTCATCAAGATGAACAAGAAACAGCTGGAAACATGGCTTGCAGACGAAAAAAATGCGGGCAGCGAGTACAGGGACATGGCCCGCACCATTCTTTCCGGCAAGACGGATATCCAGGTGGATCCTCAGAAAGCCAATGCGGTTAATGCGCAGAGTGTGAAACTGGAGGACTTGCAGAAGAAACATTTGCAGGAGCGTCAGCGTCAGGAGGAGGAACTGGAATACCGGATAGCCCAAACCCGTATTGATGCTATGGAGGCCGGGGCTGAAAAGGAACTGGCACAGCGGGAACTTGACAACCGCAGGGAGATATCGCTTCTGCGGCGGCAGAAGGATGACTATATCCAGGCTGTAATCCGGTTTGAGAAAGAAAAGTTCGAGGCCGAGGAGGAACTGAAGGCGAAGAAGGACAAGCGTTATGTGAAAAAATCCTTTGACTCGTACTCGGTGTCCGTGGATACGTCGGCATTTGACACGATCATCAGCAACACCACCAGACGTCAGAGGAAAGAGGGTTTGCGTGAGCAGGAAAGTGCATGGGACGAATATCTGATCAAATACGGCACCTTCCAAGGGAAAAAGGAGGCGTTGACGCGCAAATACAGGAATTTGATGGATAGTGAGTCTGATGCAGGCAGGATCGCATCCCTGCAAAAGGAGTTTGAGGAAGCTCTGTCGGCCCTGGATGTTGAGAAGTTGAAGCAGGAGATCAATTGGGAGTTGATATTCGGGGATTTAAGTAAGGTGTCTAAAAAAGAGCTTGACAAAGTCAGGGCACAGTTGAAACTGTTCCGTGAATCCGATGAGTATAAGAATATGGCTGTAGAGCAAAAAAAGGTTGTTGACGAAGCTTTAGACGGGATACAATCCGCCATTATTGACAAAGGCGGACTGCTTGGTGATCTTCCAGACCTGTTGGACAATCTGAGAAAAGCTCAGGAGGAACTGACCAAGACTCAGGATGAATATAATATGTCCTTGGAAAGTGGAACACATGCCGAGCAGGAGGTGGCGAAGAAAAAGCTTAATACAGCATCCCAGAATGTCACGAATGCGAAAACGAATGTGGACAAATCATCAAAGAAGGCTATAGACAATATAACCGGAGTCACCAATGCCATTGCACAGCTCGGGGAGGCGGATGTAAGTCTTTCCTCATTCGGGGATAGTGTCGGGTCATTGGTTGACGTACTCTCGGAATCCGGATCGAAGATAGGCGGGATTATTGCTGCCATCCTGGCCATACTTGACCAGATCGGTGACCAGGGGCTTGACAAATTCGTGGGAAATATACTGGAAACTGTGAGCAATGCCGTAGGAGGAATTTTCGATACGGTGGGGTCCATTTTTGGAATCAAGGGGGCCGGTGGTATTTTCCATGGCGCTGATTATTCCGGTTATAATGAGATGGTGGCGCAGTATGATAATCTACTGGATATCTGGGACGAGCTGCTTGACAAAAAAAAGGCATATATAAATGAAAGTTACGGTGCGGAAGCATCCAAAGCCGGAGAGGAAGCTTTGAATATTGCAAAAAACGAGCTGGATGTACAAAAGAAACTTGCCGAGGCACGTCTGAGTGCCGGCAGCAGTATCGGAAGTCACAGCCAGGGCTACAGGATGTGGAAAGGCTCCTACAAATGGGAAGGACAGAACTGGCGTGATGTCGCCGGGGAGATATCCAGGGAGTACGGTGTGACGTTCAACGAGATGAAGGATATGATCAATATGTCCCCGGAAGTCTTGCAGTCCATCAGGGAGAATTATGCCGGTCTCTGGTCTGTTATGGACGGAGAGTTCAGGAATCATCTGGAAAATATCATCAAATATGGCGAAACGGAAAAGGAAATACTGGAGGCGGTGAAGGAACAGGTTACCGGTATATCCTTTGACAGTTTTGAGGATTCTTACTGGGAGATGATATCCGATCTGGAGAACGGAAATGAAGAACTGGCCGAGAATCTGGAGGAACAGCTCCGCAAATCCATTATCAGAGCCATGATGGCCGACAAGTACAAGAAACAGGTCAGAAAACTATATAAAACCTGGGCAGAATATGGTGAGGATGGTTATACGAAAGATGAGGTTGATGCATTGCGTGAGATGCAGGAACAGTTGTCTGAAGCAGTGCTGGCCGAGAGAGACAGTCTGGCGGATATCTTCGGGTGGGACGCATCCGGAGACTCTTATTCCCAATCCTCTTCCAAAGGATATTCCACCACCATGAGCCAAGAAACAGGTGAGGAGATCAGCGGACGGCTGACAGCCATGTATGAGTCTAATGTACGTTTGGAAACCAAAGGAACGGAAATGAATGCGAATATGCTTATTATTTCCACGGCGGCATTGAATATGGCAAAGGAACTTGCTGCTCATTTGGTATGTGTCACGGAAATGCGTGATGTATTGCATGAATGCAACGATCATTTGGAGAAAATTGAGAAATATACCGGCATATTGAGCGGCATGGACGACACTCTTGCCGAGATAGAAAAAAACACAAAAGGAATGTGATTATGGAGAGGAATGCTTTTATTAATGGCAGGAATATCTGGAGTACATGGGGTGCGGAATTGATGGACGGAGCTTTGGAGGCTATACTGACACCCCCTCCTGTGAAGGACTATATCGAAAATGACAGCAGGTTGGAACATGGCATACAGATTACTTCATCGCCTGAGATCTGCAAGATGGATTCTAGGGAGCTCACCCTGCCTTTTTTTATTACGGGAAACTCGCAAAGTGACTATCTGGATAAATATTCGTCCTTTGTATCCGAACTGGTAAAGGGTAAAATTGCACTGAAAATCCCGGCACTGGGAAAGATTTACAATCTGTACTATCTGTCTTGCGGCAAGTATGGAAGTTACGGAAAATGCCGGGGTAAGTTTATGGTCAAACTCAAAGAACCCAATCCGGGCGACAGGGAAGATATTGTATGAAAATTGAGATCAGAAATTCAGCTGGTACACCATGTTTCCGGGATGTTGTCAGAAGAGGCAGCAAACGTAAGTTCACTCTGATGAAGGAGGACTTTATACTTTTGAAGTTCTCCCTGAAATCTCCTGTCTTTTTCAAACTGGGCGACTGGACGGAGGACACACGTTTCGGGCGGTTCGAACTATGCGATCTGTACAAACCCAAGTACAACAGGAAAACCGGGGCATACGACTATGAGCTTCAGCTTGACGCTTACTACTGGAAATGGAAAAACAAAATCTTCAAATATACCCCGGAGACGACCGGACAGGAGGCGTCCTGGAACCTGACCGCCCCGCTTGACGTACAAGCCGGTATAGTCCTTAGAAATCTGAAAGCTCTTGGTTATGCGTATAAAGGACAAGATTTTGTTTTCTCCATTGATTCCACAGTCGAAAACAAGTCCCAGTTGATGAGTTACGACAACATCAACATCCTTGACGCTTGTTTTGAGATGGCGAAGAAATGGGATTGCGAATGTTGGGTGACTGAAAACATCATCCATTTCGGGCGTTGTGAGTCCGGTGACGCGGTGGATTTCGAGATCGGGAAAAACGTGCAGGAAATGTCACAGTCAGAATCCCAGTCCACCTATGCCACCCGTATCTACGCTTTTGGTTCCACCCGTAACATACCGGCAGACTACCGCCCCATTGACGAGACCGTGGTTGTGAACGGCGTGGTGCAGCGCAGGCTGATGCTTCCCGAAGGCACTCCTTACATTGACGCTTATCCTGATATGACTACCGAGGAAGCCGTCGAGCAGGTGGTTATCTTCGATGAAGTCTATCCCCGAAGAACGGGCATCATGTCGGATGTCACCACTATCGAAGTGACGGACAAGGTGGAGAATGAGGACGGTACAACCACCGAGGAAAAATGGAATGCCTACCGCTTTAGGGACACGGGTGTTAACTTTTCCGAGAAATATATCCTCCCCGGTCAGGAGCTGAGGATACGTTTCGCGTCCGGGCTTCTCAACGGTTTGGAGTTCGCCGTGAAGTTCAATCCTGAGGGAAAGCCGGAGAAATTGGAGGATGGCGGATGGAACCCTGAGGCACAGCTTTGGGAGATAGTCAGGAATGAGGACTATGGCAGACCGCTTCCCGGTGATGTACTCTTTCCCCAGGATGGAGATGAATATGTGCTTTCCGGCTGGGACAGCACGAAAATAACCGAACTTGGGCTTGTGGATGCCGCCGAGCAGGAGCTGAAGGAAAAGACTGAAAAGTACGCTGCCAAATCCAAGATAGACCCGAGTACCTATGGCTGCACGATGATGTCAAATGACGCATACCGTGAGGATGGCGTTCATAATTTCTATAGCATCGGTCAAAAGGTCAACCTTATCAACAAGGCTTATTTCGAGAACGGAAGACAGTCAAGGGTTATCGGATTTGAATTCAATCTTGATTTAGCTTATGATTCCCCTATATATACTGTCGGGGAAACCGCCGCCTATTCTCGTATCGGGGAGCTGGAGGAAAAGGTTGAGAGCCTTACCCTAAAGGGACAGACCTATACGGGCGATGGTGACAGCGGTGTGTATGTGATAAGAAGGAATGACTCTACACCGGCCACGGATAGTAACGTGTATTCCGCATTGCGCTCCTTAGTAATGTTCCTTCGTAAGGATCAAGCGGACGGAACAAATTTCTTATTGAAGTTCGGCAAGTTCATCGACTCCATGATTGCCGGTAAAGGTGCCGGTATCTATCCTGACGGGCGCGGTCAGTTCGAGCGTCTTGAGGTACGCGGCTCCGCAGTGTTCAAGGAAATCATCTATAACCGTCTGAACGCACAGGAAGGCGACACCTCATATTCCGAGAACGGAGTCATTGAGTCCGTGGCTTTAGAGAGCGACGGAACTTATACCCTGAAATTGCGCAAGCGCTGGGAGAATGACTTCACCGCATTCCAGGAGGGTGATATAGTGTACGGGATTATAAACAACCTCTTTTCAACGGGGGAGTATTACGCCTCGTGGATGCGCGTGCTGTCCAAGAATGTCCCGGCCAACTCCATCTCGGTGTTGTCATACCCGGACAGTGAGGTGCCGGGCGGTAAAAACTATCCTCCCACAGAGTTGACGATCATTACCAGAAGAGGAAACGCTTTCAATGAGGACAGGCAAAGCTACTGGTATTTGTCCGCCACCACGGATAAATGTCTTGTCTGGCTGGAAGGAGTAACGAAGCCTGTCTTGGAACAGAACAACTATTACATGATATTGGGGCGTTTGCCCAATTTGGATTTGTTTGACAATCTCCCCGTCAACTATAAGCACTCGTACATATTCGCCCGTGCCGGCATCTTCGGTGAACTTTACCGGGTGGACTGGCAGGGACTGCCCGTACAGGAACTGGTGGACCGTGGCTTTTGGTCGGCCGAAGTCGCGTCCTCTGACAATCCTTACACCAATACGCAGGAGCGGGCGGACACGGTTTGGCACTACGGCTGCAAATGGAAGTGCCTGATGACGGGAACAGCCGACGAACCGCAATATGCGGCGGCCGGATGGGCGATGCTGGAAGGGAACCCGGAATTTACGATAGAGATCGGCAGCACAAAGGGGTGGTATTTTGATATCGAGACTTTTTCCACAACGCTATATATTACCGGCAAGCTGTACAACCGTGACGTGACAGATCATATACTTGACGCTGATGTGAGCTGGACGCGTGATACCGGGAATGTATCAGAAGATAACGCATGGGCGGTGAAGCGTGCCGGCGCCGGGAAAAATCTTCCTCTGACGATAGATGATCTCGGACCGAATTATACCAACATGCGGGTGTGTACGTTTAAAGCACAGGCGTTATTGCGTGACGGGCAGCAGTTTGAAGTGGCGGAGAATTTTGTAACATTTTAAAATGGTTTTATACAATGGCAACAAAGCAACGAAAAATAGAAATCAACTACCGGCTGTTACAAACCAGTTGTAACATCGAGGTGGTGGGCAGCGTGCCGGACATGCAGGTCTACCAGGCTGACAAAGCTGAATACACTCCGGACTATACGCTGACACCGCTGGTCCTGTTTCCGCGGTGCAACGCCACCGATCCGGAAGCGGTGACTAAAATCGGGGCGGTCAACTCCAGGCTGACCAACATGAAGTGGTACGAGCGCATCGGAACCACACGCACACTTATCACATCGACAAACACAGGCTACAGCATTACGGAATCCGGTGACAGCAAGGGACAGATCACAATGAAAAAAAATGTCACCGTCCTAAAACCCGTCACGCTGGAGTTTTACGCGGAATATGCCGACACACGTACCGGACAGCTGTTTACTTTTCAGATGAGCCGTCTTGTCCGCGCGGTTGACGGTACGGATGCGATCCCCGTATTGACGATAGACAGCCCGTCCACGCTGGACTGGAACCCGGTGCGTGACATCACCGCACAGACCATCACGGCTAAACTGATGGTAGGTGACACGGACGTGACGGCTACGGGCAAATGCAAGTTCTTCTGGTACCGTCTGTTGTCTACGGGAGCGCTGGAGGCGATAACCACAGGAGCGGGTGACAACGACTGGGAATTTGTATCACTGAACAAGAATGTATATAAGATTGACCGCAATTATATAGGTGATGACATCACGATTGTCTGCAAGGCCACCTATGCGGCTTCCGGGACTCCGGCATCAACCCCGGGCACATCGGACCCGGCAGTCTCTACGGTGATACGCCGCAGGATTCCGAAGATTGAAGCCGACTGGGAGGGCGTACCTACGGGTGTTCCGGATGGGACTTACGCCATCTTTCCCAGACCCGTCATTCGGGATACCATGGGGGTTATCCCGAATCCATCCGCCATGTTTAACTGCCACTGGTACGTCAAGAAGAGCGGAGATGCCGGATATGCCAAGGTTGCCGACGGATACTCTCCCAGGATACCTTTCAGCAACGGCATGATGTTAAAGCTGGAGGTGGAGGACAGAGGCCCTTACGTGGCGCTGACACAAGGCGGCAAGGTGCTCACACAGGGGGGCAAGGCGGTAGTAGTAAGAAAATTTGGATAACATTAAAAACAATAGAATTATGGCATTTTACATTAAAGTAACGAAGGAGGTTGCCGACCGGTTGCATCTGACCGATATCCGCAACAGGACAGCGGATGGCAATGTATTATTGTGGCAGGCGGACGTGGCACGTTTCCCCGGCGACACGGTATTTGACAGGGCCAAGGAAGCGGGCGGCGTCTGCCTGACCCCGCAGGCGGCGAAAGAAGAGATAGACGGTACGGACCATCCCGTCGAAGTATTCACACCTGCCTCTTGGGGGGAGGACAACAC